GAACTTGAATCGTGTCAACTTCGGGACCGTGCAGTTCAGTCAGATGGTCAACCAGGTTTGCAGTGGTGATGTCGGACTTGCGGGGCATTGCTCCTCTCTTGATTACCTAGTAATTATAGCAGAAGACCCCCCCGAATGGGAGGGTCTGGGACAGTTATTTAGGTGTCCTCACGCAATTTGATCGATGAACGCATTGAGGATAGTTTTGTTCGTCATCTTAGAACCCATATGTTTCTTGAATGCGCGAGTCAGTTCTGCTTTAGTTGCAACTTCTTTTTTCTGCTTCACTTCAAGATCAAGAGATCCCATACCGATATTTTTATCTGGCATGAAGAATGATTCTGTAAATCCTGCACGATCTTTGATTGAAGCAAACCGTTCTTTCTTCCATTGCTTATCAATAGCAACCAATTGATCCTCAGCAAACTCACGAACAAGTTTAGTTAGATCACCTTTACTGCAAAGACGAATGCCAATCCAGTTGTAATCAGTGATTTCGCGATAGAAGGATACGATCTCCTTTGTAGTTACATATGGATGATGTGAGATTTTACGAGTGTATCCAGTCTTGGGATCGCGAAGGAAGAAAATCTTTCCACGAGAATGACACAAGTATTGATACTTGTACTCACCAGCACGATACGGGTGATCGTCCTCAAACTGATGAACATAGCTCATAGGATTTGCTTCACCATCAGTGAGACAGATAACATTGACCTTGCTAACACGCTCAACTTTCTTGAGATTAGCAACGATATTACGAGTGCAATAAACTGCCTCTGCCAGTGGAGTGCCGCCAAGAGTGTATTCAGAAAGATATGAAAGACGCCAACCACCCATAGCAAACACCTGAGCATAGACTAACTGCATTGACTTCTCAAGAGACTGCTTATTCTGACGAGAAGAGAAGAACTCAAGAAGACGGAAGTCGGAAGCAATAGCAAGTTCTCCCTGAATATCACTAGGAGTCTTTTCTCCAAGATCTCCCATACCATATCCAGACTGGAAAGCATAAACCCTGAACGGAATACCAGACTTTTTACAGAACCAAATGAGATTGTAGGTTTGCTTCAGGGTGTCTAGCAACTGGTGCTGCATAGAACCAGACCAGTCAAGATACATCACGAGACCATGATTCTTGCCTTCGGGGATAACGGTGACTTTCTTGAAGATGTCATCATTGTACTTATAAGTGTGCAGTTTGTTAGTGTCAAGAACACCAGTCTTAGAAGTTGCAGCACGACGATATTCGTCTGCAGACTTCTTCATTTCAAACTGCTTACACAGATAACTCACAGTCTTCTGAGTGTCTTTCTTGAAAGCGTTGTAGTGATCAACAGCATACTGAACATTTTCCTTCCAAGTAGTGTCACGATCTTCATCATAGAAGTAATCGAAAAGTTTCTGTTGAGTAACAGCAAAAGGGGTGATGTAATCATCAACCTTAGGATCTGGTGTGCTGAGATACACCCACTCCTTTGCAGTGTCATCAACCAAACTCTCAAGTGCTTGAGCAAGTGCTTCATCAGTTACAGATTTGGTCTCATCAACATCTTCCCCACCTTGATATGAAGGAACTTCTAGTTCAGCATCATCACTAGTGAAATCGCGATCATTACGATGATCTTCTTCTGGATCACTTTCAGTCGGCCACTCTTCACTTTGCTGCTCAGATTGTCCGTCATCGATACTTTCAATTTCATCATCCGCTTGCTGCATTCCATCTTTAGAAGCAGGCGTAGGAGGACACTCTTTTTCTTCTTGCTTATCAGCACAGAAATCATAGAGTTCCTTTGCAAGATCTACAACATCCTGAAAGGTAATTGTTTTCTCTGCACGTTTGACCCATACCAACTCTTCGTCGGCAAATGGAATATCGGGATTACCCTTGAAGTAAAGATTGATACGGTCAATCAGAGAAAGGGTCTGGGGATCTTGATCTTTAACACCAAAGAAATCTTGATCCCACAGTTCCTTGTAACCTTCAAAGAAAGACTTGCGGAGACCAGGATAGGTCACCTTCATCATACGCTCAATGCGAGCATCCTCTAGGACATTCATAAAAGACTTCTTAGCACCAGTAAAGTCTTCGTTAGGGGTATACAGTGCATGACCCACTTCATGTCCCACCAGGAGGTCATAGACCGTGTTAGAAGCAGTCTTCCAGATAGGAAGGCAGAGCACTCGTTTATCAACATCAAAGTAAGCAGTACTCACCCGACGATGTTCTACGGTCAGATTCTCAGTAGCGAGCAGTTTGGCGAGAGTGCCTTTGACCTCTTGAGTGTTCATCTGTCTCCCTTGATTACCTTGTAATTATAGCACACTGCAGGCGGTGTCGCTAGGATGTGTGACACTAGGATGATTGTCCCAGTGTCTCACTGCGTTGGCAACGATAGCAATATTGGTAACCATGTAAGCGACAAGAATAAAGGTGCGTATGCCAGCAATAGTATCTGCCTCTCTATCCGTTCGTCCATCTTTTTCTCCTAACGCTTTTGCCCAGAGTCTCCATAGTCTATGAATCGTCCGACATTTTGGAAAAGTCATTGACCTTCTCAAACTTAATTGTTCGTAAAAACTTATCTACTAAGATGTCGCCTTTGTGAGAGATGACAAAAACGTTTGTATCATTTCCAAGACTGCGAAGAATCTTGAGAAGTTCATTCGTTCCTTCAGCATCAAGAGAACTATCAAAGACTTCATCCAGAAGGAGAAGATTGGTAGCAACACTATTCTTCATCCGTGCAACTTCACGCCATGTGAACAAAAGTGCTAGATCAATCTTTTGCTTTTCGCCTTCCGAGAAGGATGCATATGAAAAATCATCACGAAAACGACTCTTAATAACTTCATTGAATTCTTCGTCAAGAGTAAAGTTGACAAAGAAATCCATGCTGTGTAAATATTTATTAATCAAATTGTTGAAGATGGGAACATACTTCTTGATAATCTGACTTTTGATACCAGAGTCTTTCAACAATGAAGAAACAACCTGATACTCATCTAGAGTTTTGCTGATCTTTGAACAATCGGTTGTGGTGTTCTCAAGATCATTCTGAAGTTGAGTCAAGGTTTCTGTTTCCTTATCGATAGAAGGAGTCTTAGTTTGAAGTTCTAATAGTTCTTTATTGACTTCTAAATTCTCAAACTCTAAACGAACGATGTCTCTATCAAACGCAGCAATCTCAGATCGAACCATGTGACAATTTGAAGAGAGATCATCCATTTTCTCTACAATAGAAACCGCATCAATAATCTCAGCTGTTAGTGACTTAAACTTTTTAGTAAGTTCGACACCTTTACCTTCGAGACTACCGATCATTGCCTGTTGGAATGCCTTTTCAATTTGTTGTGAACAAGTCGGACATTCATCATGACCCTTAAAAAACTTCAGTTCTTTTGCAGTACTTTTGAGTTCAGCATTTACATCAGATTGAGTTTGACGGAGTTTGGTGAGCAACTCTTTCTGTTCACTAACATCGCCAATCTCAGATTCTAACTTTACTAATTCAGACTCCTTTGTAATTTTGTCTTGCTTACACTCTTCAATTTTCTGAAGATTGGTGTCATACTTTTCCTGCTTTTCTTTCTGTCGATTGGTATTAACTTCTTGCAAAGATGTAATGAGACGTTCTTGACTACTAACTTTTTCTTGAGCAAGATTCAGTAGATGAGCACAATCTTTGCTCTGATTTACAGCAGTTCTCACACGATCCTTCAAAAGAGAATTCATGTTGGAAAAGATATTGATGTCAAGCAGATCTTCAATTACTTCTCGTCGATGAGCTGCTGGGAGTTGCATGAACGGTACAAACGTTGAGCTTCCCAGGATAACGACTTGTGTAAAAGATTTATAGTTGAGTTTGAGGACTGATTGTTCCAAATACTTTTGAGTGTCTTTGGTTGCTGCATCCTGATCTACTAGTTTATTATTTTTATAAAGTTCAAACGTATTAGGTTTGATACCACGAAATACTCGATATTCGTCTTTACCGATAGTAAAAGTAACTTCAACTTTTGTAGACTTTTCGTTGATAGAGTTTACTAACTGAGGTTTATTAATCTTACGAAATGCTTTACCAAACAAAGCAAAGCATAAAGCATCGAGCAAAGTAGATTTACCTGCACCGTTTTGTCCAACAATCAAAGTCGAAGAAGACTCGGTGAGGTTAATCTCTGTCCACTGATCTCCTGTAGAAAGGAAATTTTTCCAGCGGATAGTTTCAAAGATGATCATAGTATGTCGGGAATCACAAAATCATTAGGGGTTATAACTGTATACTCATAACCATGATGAACACAATTAAGAGCAATAACATCTTGTTCAACTTGACTGACTATCAAAGTATCTGGATAGTCATCTCCTTCCAAAAGATTTAAATATCTTACTGCATCATCTTCTTCTTCAAAACACTGAACAATTTTTTTATCTATATCTCTCTTGTCCTGTACTGCGAAGACTCCTCCGCTCGATTGTTCTGTTAAGATAAACATTTACAGCTCCGATGCTTCCATATAAAGTGAACGCATAACAGATTTGACATTGCTTTTGTCAACTTTTAGATCTATTTCATCTATGTAGTTGTCCAGAAGTGTCATCGTATCTTCGGTTTCTACTACTGAGTTTCCGTTCTCAAGTTCGACACTCAGGTCTTCAATAATTTTAAGATCTGCAAGACCCATATTTTGAAGAGTTTGAACCGTATAATCAAACTTGGAATAGTCACCTTTATCTTCAACAATCAGTTTGACGAATGCCCCATCCAACTCTCCCTGATCTGGCAGAGCAACCCCATCATTATAATACAACTTATGAAAAGTATTAAAGGGATTTCTGTAAAAGGTTGTCTTGAGTGTGTCTGTGTCGAAGACGTGAAAACCTCTTTTTGATGCGTAGTCATTCCAATAAAGTTGATATGGATTACCAAGATAAGTTACATTATCTCTCTTGGACTTCATGTGATAGTGACCAGAAAAAACTCTCTTGTATTTTTTGAAGAGAGTATGATCCATACCACCTTCCATCATATGACCAGGATGAGCTTCAAACCCATTAAACTCAAGATGCCCCATACAGACAGTAGCATCACTTTCATTGATAGATCTGAGGGATGCCTCGTAGTTTCCGTCACATATCCAAGGCAAAAGAAGTACAGGACAGTTATCAAAAACAACGGTAGTAGGTTCGTCGTAGACTGTGATATTACCGTATTGTCCCAGAAGTTCACCTGGGGCATTAATTCGTAGAGTGTTTTTGTAGTAGATATCATGGTTCCCGACTAGCATGTGCATGTCAACGCCCATTTCTTCTAATGGATCAAACCACATCTGCTTTGCCTCATCTAGAGACATAAAGTTGATCGAACGACGACGATCAAACGTATCTCCAAGAGCAATCACTGTGGAAATACCAGATGCCTTTATAAAAGGAATTACAATTTCACCATAGAATTTTTTGTAGTGATTGATAAAGAACTGATTGTCATTACGAACACCGAAGTGTTGATCGGTGATCAAAAGGATTTTCATTAATCAGGAATGCGTCTGTCTTCTCGTCGTTGAACGTTCCTATTATTGGATTCAATTCTAGACTTAATATAATTATACTCGGTTTTTTGATCGCCGTCAACATGCATGACCTCATCATATCCAGACTTCTCAATGATCTTCTCTTTGATATCCATCTGTCGCTTCTCTTTAGCGATGCGTCTTAGAAAAGCAAAGTATACGATTTGTGTAAAATATGCAAATGGATTTCTAGATTTTTCTGGATTAAAATTATCAATATACTGAATACAGTTTTCAATGCCATCACAAATCATGTCATCTTTGTACATGTAATTGATGAAATTTGGTTTGTATGAAAGATGAGTTGCAATCTTTAGAAAACATCCGCCAATATAATTGTTGACACGAGGTTTGGGCTTGCCTTGTGCTTTAGCAAGTTCTACACTTTCACGATACTTGATAATTTCAGCAAGAAACTCTTGGTTATCAACATAATGTTGTTTTTGTTTTCTAGCAGTTTTCATAATCTTTTCTCTTTGTGTTCATTATAGCACAGTTGACAAGAGTGTCAATTCTAAGTAGAATAACCATGTAAGGGTTCAAGAGTTATTAGGCTTTTCTTTAAAGATCTTTTCAAACATTTGTCGAGCTTGATCAATCTTTCCGACATACCCAGTGGCGTTATCGGGATCAGTCTTCATTTTCTTTTTTCCTTCTTCAGGATCCTCATCTTGAATGAATGTTTCATACATGAAGATAACTTCTCTGCTCATAGACGAGACGGTAATAATATCCTTTTCACGAATAATATAAAAATCTTCATCAGAGAGTTGCATCCATTTTACAAATCCCATCCCTCTTGAGATTTTTCCATCTTCATTTTCTTTGGTGACAATCTGAACACAAACAGGATCTGAAATGAATACTAGAGTTTCTTTGTCATCCTCTGTAAGGATGGCTTTACCTAGTACTTCATCACCACTTACTAGTTTGAAGATACCGTAAAATTCTTCGTCGTGTTTTGCGTAATTAATCATAAGCTTTTACTTTTACATCTATGATTTCATACTGAAATTTTTCTTCGTTATATACCTTGACTCTCTCCATCAAATGATTGAGGGTATAGTTGTTACCTCTATCAGTGGAGATGTCATCCGCAATATCATATAATGTTGCTTGTGATTTGTTTTCGCCTTTCCTCAGAACTCTACCTATGGATTGTAGGTTCCTCACTCTGGACTTAGAAGGACTAGCGAAAATAACGTTATGTAATCTTTTAATGTTGATGCCTGTAGAGAAAGTGCCATATGAAGCAACGATAATGGCATTATCAGATTGTTCAGTAAGTAATCTGATATCTTCACGGTCATCTACATCCACACCACCATGCACAAAATGCACGGGTCTGTCTGTGTGACTATTTATCATCTCGTAAAGAGGCACCCCATGACGCTCTACATAGTTGAAGAGAACTAGTGTGTTCCCTTTCAAATCACAGGTGAGATTACGGATAAATTTATTTCTACCTTCATGCTCTACAAGATAACCAATCTCATCTTGGTATCCTTCAAAGAGTTTTTCTTCGTGCTTCATCAGCACAATCTTAACTTTGAGTTTGGC